TTAGTAATAAAACAAGAATACCTTAGGTGTAAAAAGGATCCTGTCCATTTTATGCGTAAATATTGTTATATACAGCATCCACAAAGAGGACGTATTCAATTTAATTTATACCCATTCCAAGAAAAAGTACTAACGTTGATGCGCGATAATCCCTATTCGATTATCTTAAAATCTAGACAGTTAGGTATTTCCACTTTATCAGCAGGATATTCTTTATGGATGATGTTATTCCATAAAGACCGAAATATACTATGTATCGCTACAAAGCAGGAAACTGCTAAAAATATGGTTACAAAGGTAAAATTCATGTATGAAAATTTACCTTCATGGCTTAAAATAGATGCAGAAGAAAACAACAAACTTAACCTACGATTAAAAAACGGATCACAAATTAAAGCCACTTCAGCAAGTTCAGATGCAGGTAGATCCGAAGCAGTATCTTTGCTATTAATTGACGAGGCAGCATTTATTGATAACATTGGCGAGATATGGGCTTCAGCTCAACAAACACTTGCTACTGGAGGTGGGTGTATAGCATTATCTACTCCTTACGGTACTGGTAATTGGTTTCACCAAACATGGTCTAGAGCTGAGGCAGCTGAAAATGATTTTTTACCCATTAAATTACCTTGGTATGTCCATCCAGAACGTGATCAAGCGTGGAGAGATAAACAAGATGAATTACTAGGCGATCCTAGAATGGCAGCACAAGAATGTGATTGTGATTTTAGTACTTCTGGTGATATTGTATTTTATCCTGAGTATATAGAATATTATGAAAAAACTTATGTAAAAGAACCTTTAGAAAAACGAGGAGCTGACCAAAATTTATGGGTTTGGGAATCACCTGATTATAGTAGGGACTATATGGTTGTGGCTGATGTAGCCAGAGGTGATGGAAAAGACTACTCAGCATGTCATGTTATTGATATAGAAAATAATGTGCAAGTAGCTGAATACAAGGGCCAAATAGGTACTAAAGAATATGGTCATTTATTAGTAGGCTTAGCCACAGAGTATAATGAAGCATTACTAGTAGTAGAGAATGCTAATATAGGATGGGCTACTTTACAAGTATGTATTGATAGATCTTATCCTAATTTATATTACTCTCCTAAAAGTGAAAATAATGCTAATTCATATTTTGAAAAATATATGGATACTTCTAAAATGACAGCTGGTTTTACAATGTCATCTAGAACCAGACCTATGGTAATAGGTAAATTTCAAGAGTATATTGGTGATAAAGGAGTTACTTTCCAATCCAAAAGATTAATAGAAGAAATGAGAGTATTTGTTTGGAAAAATGGGAGAGGAGAGGCTCAACAAGGTTATAATGATGATTTGGTTATGGCTTTTGGAATAGCAATGTATATTAGAGACACAGCTTTAAAATACAAACAACGAGGAATAGATATAACAAGAAATGCTTTAAATAATATAACAGTGAACCGAACTCAATATCAAGGTGGTTATTTCTCAAAAGGAACAGACAATCCTTACCATATAGACACAGACAAAGGTAAAGAAGATATTGGTTGGTTATTTAAATAATATTTATAATAATAATAATTATATAATGGCAGATAAAGGCTTATTTAGTAGACTACAAAGATTATTCTCAACTGACGTAATTATACGTAATGCTGGAGGAGATCAAATAAAGGTAATTGATAGTAATACTATCCAATCAAGTGGGGAATTACAAACTAATTCATTAATAGACAGATATAATAGAATTTTTTCTACAAGTCCCTCTTCATTATATGGATCCCAATTTAACTTCAATTACCAATATTTAAGACCTCAATTATATTCAGAATATGATGTAATGGATCAAGATGCAATTATTGCTTCTGCTTTAGATATTATAGCTGATGAATCAACATTAAAGAATGATATGGGTGAAGTATTATCTATCCGTTCTTCAAATGAAGATATTCAAAAAATATTATATAATTTATTTTATGACGTATTAAATATTGAGTTTAATTTGTGGTCATGGGTTAGACAAATGGCTAAGTATGGTGATTTCTTCTTAAAATTAGAAATCGCAGAAAAATTTGGTGTTTATAATGTTATCCCTTATACCGCATATCATATCGAAAGACAAGAGGGTTATAACGCAGAAAACCCCTCAGAAATTCGTTACAGATATGCTCCTGATGGATTAGTTAATACTAATTCAGGAATGTACAAAGTCCCAGGTCAACCAGGTACCGATAATTCCCCAGGTATTTTCTTTGACAATTATGAAATGGCTCATTTTAGATTAATTGGTGATACTAATTATCTTCCCTACGGTCGTTCTTACATCGAACCAGGTCGTAAGTTATTTAAACAATATACTTTAATGGAGGATGCAATGTTAATCCATAGAATTGCTCGTGCCCCAGAAAAACGTATTTTTTATATGAATGTTGGGTCTATTCCTCCAAATGAAATAGATGCATTCATGCAAAAAACTATTTCAAATATGAAGCGTACTCCTTATATGGATCAAAAGACAGGTGAGTATAATTTAAAATATAACATGCAAAACATGATGGAGGATTTTTATATCCCAATTCGTGGTAATGATACTACAACTAAAATTGAAACTACTAAAGGTTTAGATTACGATGGTATTCAGGATGTTGAATATTTAAGAGATAAATTATTTGCAGCACTTAAAATTCCTAAAGCATTCTTAGGATATGATGAAAATATAGAGGGTAAAGCTACATTAGCAGCCGAAGATATTCGATTTGCTCGTACTATTGAACGTTTACAACGTATTATGGTTTCTGAGCTCAATAAAATAGCACTTGTTCACTTATATGCTCAAGGTTATAGAGATGAAGCATTGACTAATTTTGAGATTTCAATGCAAACACCTTCTATTATATTTGAACAAGAGAAAATTGAGTTGATGAAGTCTAAAACTGAATTAGCTACTAATCTTAAAAATGAAGGTTTATTACCCACAGATTGGATCTATGATAACATATTCCACCTATCAGAAGACCAGTACGATGAATATAGAGACTTACAACGTGAAGATGCTAAACGTAAATTTAGATTAGCCCAAATTGAAGCTGAAGGTAATGATCCAGTTGAAACGGGTAAATCTTATGGTACACCTCATGATCTAGCTTCATTATATGGTAAAGGTAGAATGTATTCTGACCCAGGAAACGTTCCTGATGGTTATAATGAAGATAGTAAAGTTGGACGTCCTAAGGATAGTATTTCTAATCATGGAAAACAAAGTAGTAACTTTGGTAAAGATCCATTAGGTACTAAACGTATGAAAGATACAGATAAAAATGATTCTACAAATAGTAGAACAGATACAAATAAAAGTGGATTAGCATTAGAAGCTGCTCAAACAACTTTATTGAAAAATAAAGATATGTTTAAGAAAATGAATAAAAAACAATTAGTATTTGAGCAAAATAAAGATGATTCTACTCTTTTAGATGAAAACCAATTAAAAGAATAATTTCCTCCTAATATTTATAAATAAATATATTTTTTGATGAAAATAAAACACTCCAAGTATAAAAATACGGGTATTCTATTTGAATTATTAGTACGTCAAATAACTGCGGATACATTAAAGGGTGGAGAATCTCCAGCTATTGATATCCTTAAAGAATACTTCGTAAAAACTTCTTTAGGTCGTGAGTATAAGTTATATGAATCGGTATTAAAATCAAACGTTTTAAATGAAGGCAAAGCGAATATAGTAATCAGTACTATACTTGAATCTTCTAAGGGATTTAATCGCACTTCACTAAAAAAACAAAAATATAATTTAATCAACGAAATTAAAAAACATTATAATTTAGATGTTTTCTTTGGTGCTAAAATTAAAAATTATAAAGAATTAGCTGCTTTGTATACTTTAATTGAAAGTCATAATATAACTACAAATACAAATGTTGATCAAGTTATAGATAATAAAATTACTATTTTAGAGTATTTAACTAAAAAAGAAGTTAGTACTGAGGAGGTTAAAGAAGATGTTCTTAAAGAATTTCAAACTTATGATAAAGATTTAAGAATTCTTACTTATAAAGTACTTTTAGAAAAGTTTAATAGTAAATATGATAATTTATCTAATGAGCAAAAACAAGTACTCAAGGAATTTATAAACTCAGTTGATTCAACTCCTGGGTTAAGAGATTTTTATAATAGTAAAATAAATGATTTGCAAGCTACTTTAAATGAAGAAGCTAAAAATATTAAAGATAAAGCTACCCAAATTAAAATACAAGAAGTAGCTAAATATTTAGTTGAATTAGATAAAACAACTAAAGTTGATAATGATAATTTAGTTGATTTGTTGCAATATTACGAACTAGTAAAAGAGATTAAAGTAGCAAATGGGATTAAAGTATAAACTTAAAGAACAACCATCCCCTAACTTAGCAAAGCAAGGTGGCTATAAGATTGGTGATGTTTCCTATTCTAAGGATGGAGACACC